ATGATCGTTATCAAGAAAGGATAAAACACTGGAAACGAACTGCGGCAGATAGTATAGTTAGAAGTCAAGAAGCAATGATGGCTGAATCTCCTCAAACGATGGGAGAAGAGTATTTTGATTTAACGAACCAATATACAGATTTAAATACATCAAATCCATTTTCAAATAGATACTCTTCTTTATGGAGTTAAAAAATTATTAATATATAACTAAATAAATTATGGCAACAAATAAAACACAATCAGGACAACAGTATATCTGGGAAGGACCATTAGATCCTTCTGGAATGCCTATGGGAATGGGTGACAGTAGAGGTATAACTGGAATGAAATTAAAATTAGGATCTACTCCTTATACCCCAGGTCCAATAACACAAATCGCAAAATAAAATGGCAATATCAAATTTTCCCCAAAATCAAGCTAGCTTTGCAATTAATGTAATCCCTAGTGATACGATAAATATTCCTCAACCTTATATAGTAAGACAAGGAACAAATACATCTAATATAGGTGCTACGCTTATAGATGCTGGTGGTCAATTCCTAGGTGATGGTACTAAAGTAGCTGCTATACAAGAAGGTGATGTAGTATATAACACTACAACTGGTGATATAGCAACAGTTGATTCAGTAAATAGTGATCAACAATTAAACTTAAGTGCTACGATATTTACGGCAACACCTCAGAATTATCAAATTTATCAAAGTAATTCTAATCCTAATTCCTTCTTATTATATGTAGGAACAGGAGGTGATGTAAGTATTGAAACCTCAGCAGCAGCACCAGTAGTATTGAAAAACGTAGGTAATGCGTCTTGGATTCCTGTTAATACAGGAAGAGTAAACGCATCTAATACTACAGCTAGTGATATAATAGCTTTAGTATAATGGCACCTACAATTTTAGGTAATGCCAACGCTATACTGGCTATTCCTAACGCAAGTAAAATATCATCTGGTCCTCTTACTGATTATATAATTATGGAAAATGGAGTGGATAGAATGTTAACAGAAAACGGATTAGATTTAATGATTCGTGAAAACTAAATAAAAAATGGCAGATATAAAATTTTCCCAATTTACCGCAGAAGCAGATCTTAGTAATTTTACATGTGTAGTAGGTTATGAAGGAGTTGGTCCTAGTAATGTTCGTATTACTCCTGCAGAACTAGTTACAAGCTTAGAAGGTTTATTGTGGACTGGAACTCCACTACCAGTAAGCAAAGGTGGAACAGGTGACTCAACATTTACAGCGGGATTTTTAAAATCTCCTGGGTTAACTAGTTCTTTTACAACAGTTGCTAGTATAGATGTTACTACAGATATTACAGGCGTTGTGCCTATAGCAAATGGTGGTACTGGTCAAAGCACTAGACAAACCGCTATCGATGCATTAACTGATGCTGGAGCATCTTCTGGAGGAGATCTTCTTCAAAGTAATGGTACAAATGTTCAATTTGTTCCAGGTATACAAGTAACCGGATATAATATGGTTCAGGTATTTGTATGGCCTAATGGTACACCAGTAGCATATGTAAACTGGGGTAGTGGTGTTGCGAGTGTATTACCTTTTGATACTACGGCTTTAGTAGCAGCTAGCTTTAATGCTCCAGGCCCAACAGCTTTTACAACATATGGTTGGACTTGTGCTAATGCAGCAGGAGGAACAGCAGGTCAAGTAGCTACATTTACATTAGGAACAGATGGAGGAGGAACTTGGAAAGTAAGAACTTGTCAACATTGGTTTGATCAAACAAATCAAGTAGAAATTAGAGCATCTATTATTTTAGCAGGTGGTACTGCTGTAGATGTTATAGATGAAAAATCTACAGAGCTTACAGGAGATAAAATATTTTATGGAGAACTAATTCAAACTTTTAGTGCGGGTGATACAGTACAGTTAGAAGTAGAATTTAATGCTGGAGGAATAACACCTTTTCCATCAGATGCAGGTAACAGACCGATAGAAATATCGTTTGAAAGATTAGCTTAATTATTAACAATTAAAAATAACAATTATGTCAGATAGACAATACACAGGTAATCACCCTAGATGGGGTATGATTCGTGAAAGAGAATTAATTCATGACGCTAAAAGAAAAATTCATGAAATGGACAAATCTCTAAAATCATGGGATGATTCTGCAACTCGCCAAGAAGGTGAAGTAGTAGATACTCCAGATACTGATCAAATTAAAAGCCCAAAAGGTAAAAGAGAGATTGGTCAGATGACAGATGGTGGACCAGTTGGCGAAAGAGCTACTAAAGGATAACACTTAAGTAAATGGCTTTTAAAATAAAACCACCTTACGAAATAGATACAACACCAGTATATAGGAGAGAAATGGAAGACCCTACAGTTCACGGGGTTACACTAAATACTGGTTGTATTGTATTAAATGATAAACTTCCTATAGAAAAGGAAGAAAATACTATTAGTCATGAAAAAGTACATACTGATCAAATACTGAGAGGTGACTTGTGCTATGATGATGATTATGTTTGGTGGAAAGGAAAAAGATATACTCGTTCTCAAATGAAAGAAGGAGCAAAGAATTTACCATGGGAAAAAGAAGCTTATGCCAAAGAAAAAAAGGTTTAGTGAAACGAAAGTAGGTCAGTTCCTAGCTGGAGCTGCACCTGGTATATTAGGTACGGTAGGTGATGTATTACCAGATAATGGAGTGTTTGGGGTTGTTAAAAACCTTATCTCTAAAGAAGAATCATTACCACCAGAAGATAAAGAAAAAGCTATGAAGCTTTTAGAAATGGATATTGTTGAAATGCAAGAGGTATCAAAACGTTGGCAAAGTGATATGAAGTCAGATTCATGGCTTTCTAAGAACACAAGACCAATGACTCTTATATTTTTAACAATAGCTTTAGTATTATTTATATTATTAGATGGGTTTGATATCAGTTTTGGTATTGAGATGGGGTGGATAGATTTACTTAAATCTCTATTAATAACTGTATATGTAGCCTATTTTGGTTCCCGAGGAGCGGAAAAATTCAAAAGTATAGGTAATAATAAATAGTAAACTATTATTAAAATTAAATAAAATTAAATTATGAGTGAAGAAATTAAAAAAATTACTGAAGAAGAATTAACAAGAATTCAGGAAGGTCAATCTAACATGGCGACATTAATTAGTCAAATTGGTGCATTAGAAGCCCAAAAGCAAGATGTTTTAAATCAGGTTCCAGAAGTTAAAAAAACAATGGACTCTCTTAAACAAGAACTAGAAAAAGCGTACGGGCCAATCAATATTAATGTTAGCGATGGAACATATACTGAGATTCCAGTAGAAAACTTAAAAAAAGTTGACTAATGGATTCAAATATAAGAAAAATCAGTATTGGCGCTGACTATAAGAACGATGCTATGCATTATTCTTTGGGTCAACAGGTTTATGGTGGACATGAAATATCTTGTATATTATTAGATGATACTGACAGTTCTTATAATATTTTTATTAAAAAGAATGATGAGGTATTGCCGTGGAAGAAGTTTAATTCTAACATGGCTATATCCGTTGAGTATGATTTAGAATATTAATGAGAAGTATTGAAAATTTTATTATTACACCTCTTACTGAAAGATATGAAAATGAAATAAGAGTTGATGATAAGAAATTAATAGTAAACGCTTCAATAGAAGAGTTTGAGTTTATAAGTAGGTTTGCAAAAGTTGTTGCAGTGCCAACAGCCTACCAAACCAATATAAACGTTGGAGATATAGTAGTGGTACATCACAATATTTTTAGAAGATGGTATGACCAAACTGGCGCAGAAAGAAACTCTGCATCATACTTCAATGAAGAACTATATTTCGCAGCACCAGATCAAATTTATCTATTTAATCAAAATGATGAATGGAAAACATTTGGTGAATATTGTTTTATAAAACCACTAAAAGACAGAGATCTTACTGGTGTTATAAAATTCAATAACAATCAATTAAAAGAAAAAGGTTTAAAACAAGGAGATATTATAGGATATCCACCTGGTAGAGAATGGAGGTTTTTAATTGATGAAGAATTATTATATTGTATGAAATCTAAAAACATCTCTGTTAAGTATGAAAACCAAGGAAACGAAATTGAATATAATCCACGCTGGGCAAAAGGCGGTGGAAGAATTAATAAAGGTTGCTAAAGAACCTATTGTAGATTCCAATGATGATATATCTGCAGATAGATTAAAAAATGCTGCTGCTACAAAAAAACTAGCTATATTCGATGCCTTTGAAATACTTAATCGTATACAGGAAGAGAAAGATATGTTAGAAGCTAAACCAAAAGAAGTTAAAGAAAAAACTTTTAAAGGGTTTGCAGAAAGGAGATCTAAATAATGTATCAACAAACTTTATACAAGATAATAGATGATCATATAAATCCTAAAGTAATTAAAAGATTAAATAAATCTAAAAAATGGCAATATGGTTACAACAAAGAATATGATGTAGTTGTAATTAGTAAAGATGGTACTATAGGAGAAATATATGAAATACAGAACTTAAGAATAGCTTTGCCTAAACCAAAAGATGTTTGCGAGTTCAAAACAAATAAATGGGAAAAAGTTGAATATCCTAAACAGTTAAGTAAAATAAAAACTGTATTTGATTTTAAACAATACCCAGAAGATTTTAAAGAACAATGGTACGATTACATTGATAATGAGTTTAATCGTAGAGATTCAGGGTTTTGGTTTTATAATAATAATATACCAACATATGTCACTGGAACTCATTACATGTATTTACAATGGTCTAAAATAGACGTTGGTGCACCAGATTTTAGAGAATCAAATAGATTATTTTTTATTTTTTGGGAAGCTTGTAAAGCTGATTCTAGATGCTTCGGAATGTGTTATCTTAAAAATAGACGTTCTGGATTTTCTTTTATGGCATCAGGAGAGGTTGTAAATTTAGCTACTATATCGAGTGATTCACGTTACGGAATATTATCCAAATCTGGACCTGACGCAAAAAGTATGTTCACAGACAAAGTAGTTCCTATATCAGTTAACTATCCTTTCTTTTTTAAACCTACTCAAGATGGTATGGATCGTCCTAAAACCGAACTAGCTTATCGTGTACCTGCTAGTAAATTTACACGACGTAAAATAGCTGCTGGTCCTGATGAATCTTTAGATGATTTAAAAGGATTAGATACTACAATAGATTGGAAAAATACAGGAGATAATAGTTATGATGGTGAAAAACTAAAACTATTAGTTCATGATGAAAGTGGTAAGTGGGAAAGACCTAATAATATATTAAACAATTGGAGAGTTACCAAAACAACATTAAGACTAGGTAGTAAAATAGTGGGAAAATG